TCACCAGTAAAAATTCCGCCTGCGCCACTTGTTATAGAGTATTTAGTAGTACCTGTTGTTCCGCCAGGGGCAGAACCAACTTTGGCTATCGGTCTTAGACCGAATGCCTGATCTATGTTAGCCATAGTAGTCTCCTAAATTATTCCGGAGACATTGATCTTACTTATTAAGACTTCTTGCCACCGAAAGTTACTCTGCTCTGCCTTTCCTGATGGATTGGCATCGCTGGATGTTCTTCTTTGTGGAGATCATTCTCAATTGCTTTTGTCTTCGTATCAGTGAGAGATCTGAAATATTCATCTCTATCTTCTTTCACTTCAATTGGACAGCGCATTAATACTAAACCGCCTATCCCTATTACACCTTTGTACTTTCCGTCAGCGATAGATGGTAAATCCATTCTATCGGGATACTCATCTGATTTTACAAACTCATATCCACTTCGTAATCTACCAATGATATTTTTTTCATCAGCCATACCACGATATTCAGATCGTACCCACCTGTGGTGAAAACCCTCCGGTGGTTCCGGTGCTTCTAAATTTGATGGGGGAACCCAGCCCCTAGGACGAACATCCTTTTCACGGGTTTCTTGTTTGCGTGACAGTGTCTTTACTCCTTTTGTAGTCATATTACGCTCCTTCCTTCACGTGTTTTGCGTATTCTTCTAATGGCACATTGAGTCTTTTAGCTATTGCAACTTGTGAAGGTGTGAGCTTCACGACTCTGCGTCCAGATTTAGTTTTTCGTACGGCCGACGCAACAGTCTGAACGGGCTGCTTTGTTTCGGTTTTCTTCTCCTTTGTATTTTCTTCAAAATAGTCTGGAAACGAGTCTCTTACATAAGAGTTAACTTCATTATAATACTCATCGCTCGTTGGGTCAAATCCTTCTTGCACTAATTGCTCATGATAACCTAGAGCAGCATCTCTCATGTGCTTTGTATTTGGATCTTCAAACCAAGGATTTCTACGTGCCCAGTCTTCAGCTTTATAATCTCTTCCTGAATAATTTTGAGCTTGTTGAGCTTGAAAAGCTTGCTGTTCTTGTAATTGTTTTGCATACTCTTCATCTCTTTTTTGAGTTGCTTTTAAACTAGTAAGTCTTACTGTATCAGCTTTAGCTGCAGCTAACTGTTCTTGAGCTTCAACTTGACCTGCTGTATCATTATCCTCAATGGCTTTTTTAAGTTTAGATTTAGCTGCATCAACAGCAGATGTAACTCTACCTTCAAACTCTGACACATAACCTTTACCTACAGTGCTGTATTTATTTTTTAATTGTTCATTTTCTTTTTGACTTTCTTGGTAAAGTCTTTCCATTTCTCTCATTCTTCCAACGAGATTATTGATTCTTTTCTTTACCCCTTTGCTATAATTATCAAGATCACCTGTTTCATAAGGATCTGATGGAACGTCTGCAGGTTTTTCACGTGAAACTTTTTCAGGTTCCTCTGCTTTTTCTACAACTTCATCGCTCTCTTCTTGAACAGAAATTTCTTCTTGAGATTGTTCTTCAACCCCTACTTTTTCTTTTTCATCTTTTAATTCCACTTCAACAGGATCACCTGTTACATCGAGTGGAACCATTTTTTCATTTGCATTCTGCATAGAGTTCTCCATGTTTATAAAATATTAGCTGGCAATATATCTCTCGGATCATCAACGACCGCCAGAACTTCATCGTCATTAATGATTCTTAATTCGCCCCCATCTATTTTAATTCTAGAACCCGCATATCTAGTAATTAAAACCCAATCATCCTGTTTACACCAAGGACCATCAGGAAACCTTTCTTTATCTTTATAGGCACTAGGTCCTATTTTTAAAACTTTACATATATTTGTTGTTATCTGTGACTCTTCTATTGTTTCATCAGTGAGAAGAACACCACCTTTTGTCTTACCTTCTAATTTTAATGGAAATAAAACAATTCTAAAACCAGTTGGAGTAGGAAGTTTTTCTAATTCTTTTTTCTTTTTTTCTGCTTGTTTGCCATCCCATACATGTTGGGGTACTATTATCTTTGGTTTAGTCATCTTCTAGCTCCTGTTTTTTTAGCAGGTCCGTGAGTTCCCGTACTTCGTTATTTAGTGCTGCAAGTTTACCAGTCAAATACTTATAATCTGCCCAGTCTTTACAGAGTCCGCTTAGTATAGACTCTTCAACCGCCTTTTGTCTATCTATTAATTGATTTTTATAATAAGTAAAAAAATTTTCTAGACGCATGCTTTCATTTGATCTGCCATATCTTTGGCTCTGTTTGGAGTTTGTTTAGCCCACTTTGAATCAAGCATCTCGAAACTTGCCCCAATGTAATTGTGTTCTGATAATGCTTTCCACATATTACGAAATTTTTTGACACCTGTTCGTCCAAGTTGAAATACCATCTCTATGATGATTTCTTCAGCTCTTTCATCAATGTCAGCACAACCATGTTCTTCCATCAGCTCTTTTGCACCACGAATAGATTCTTGCAAATCTTTTTGTAATATTTCCATGAGAAAAGATTCTTCGTATTCTTTGTCATCTTCCCAGAAATCTTCTACACACAGGTGGCCGACGCCAACGGTGCGCTTTCCAAGAGTATCGAGATAAACTTTATTTCGGTATCCTTCGTGTTTTTTAACTGATTCTAATAATCTGTCTGAATCCATTAACAAGTGCTATAATCTATGACTAATTTAAAAGTTCCTGTTTGACCATCATTACCTGTCACAGTTATTTTAATATCAGTTTCATCAAAAAAATTTGTTGTAACTTTTTTAAAATCAAAGTTCTCACCTTTGTCAACAGTGTAAGTATGGTTATAGCCATCACAGTTTGTTTTTATTTTTACGTCGTAGCTGCCATCGGGTGTGTCATCTACAAGAGTTGCAGATCCTTTTACAGATACTCCTCCTGTGTATGCACTTTTCTCCCAAGTATCGCCTATATTACCTTTTGCTGTATAGTCACCGCTTTTACCTACGATGTGTTCTTCATGTGTGTGATCAACCATAATATTCTCCTATTTCTTTTTAAATAATCCGATAGCACTAGATCCAGCCTTAATGCCAAAACTTGCAGAAATCGCAATGTATAATAAATTGTGATAATATGCAGGTAGATCTTGTAGTGCAATAAACCCACGATGCACATGTTCTTGTAAAGGCGTGAAGACTAATACGGCTGGAAGAAGTAGTACAATTAATGCTACTTCATCTTTCCAGGATCCTTTCATTTGATCCACGGCACTTTGCTCCCATGCAACTTTGCCAGCAATCTGGTCTTCTTTAAGCTTCTGAGTTGCTTTTATTGTTGTAAGTTTTAATTCTTGTTTTGCTTTTTTTGTATCTACAAAACCCTTGACGCCATCAGCGACGACGCCAAGTAAGGGCTTTGCTAATAATTGCCAAACCATTAAATCTAAATTGCTCCTATAATGATGATTACGATTATTGCTACGATAGCAGCTTTAATCCAGTCTTTCATACTCCAATCAGACCACTCTTTTAAGTGAGCCCATAAGTCAGATAAAAGTTTCATAGAAACCTCCTTTGTTAAAGTTGCGAAGTATACTACTTTACACCTTTGAATGCTACTTTTTTAATCTGAGCATTACTCGTTTGTCCTTTTGGTCCTGCTCCTTTGTTTTGTTTTACAACAAAAGGAGAGAAAACTATTGCTGCATCTGATGCAACTTTAGTTGTAGGAAAAGGATTTTTTTGAGGAACCTCAGTCATTTTTGCATTTTTAAATTTCATTATCTTGCCTTTCCGTAACCGCGTTTAGCTAATTTACCTGATTTCTTTTTTCTAACAGATTTTTTCTTTCTCAATGCTCCACCTTTTTTTAGACCTTTTGCTTTTAATTTAGCAGTAGCCTCAGCAAGACCACCCATTTTAAAAACTCCTCTGCCTTTTAAAACATCAGCTTGAGTAACTTTACCATCACCTGTTAAATCTGGAAATTTTTTAGCCATTCCTAATGTATAGTCGGTTTTATAAGATTTATCAAGTCTCTTAGATTAACATCCATTAGGTGATTTACATCTTTTTCTGTTAAATTTTCATAATACAAGGTTTTTGCTACCGCCATCATGGCTCCAGCCATTAATAACTGATCTGTTTCTGATTTTGTTGACTGATCAACAATTGACATTAGGTTAGTAAAGTATTCTTGTATTCTTGCTTCTGCAGTTTCCATAATTCATAGTTAAGATCTTTCACCTAACTTTGCAAGTGATATTCCTTCTCTAATTGTTGCATGTTTATCTGCGTTATCTATCTTTTCTTGGTTCTGTTGTGCACCTATTGCAGCTTTTTGTTCTTCAAGAGCTTGTTTCTCTCCATCTTTTTGTGCACGAAGCTCTAATTCTTCTGCACGTAGACCTAATTCCTCTTGTTTTAATGTAACAAGTGGGTCTTTTGTCATTCCTTCTAGGTATTCTTGCTCTTCTGCCACCATTTCTTCTGTTAATTCACGAATTCTTTGTGCAATTTCTCTTTCATTCTGCGTTTGGAACTGTTGAAGTAGTTGTGGAGGTAGTTGACCACCAAATTGTGCAGCTTGTTGCTG